TCCAAATCTGGGTGGTCAAGAGATCGTCGGTGGTACGGGCACGGTCATCCCGAAGAACAAGATCCTCGACGGCGAAGGCTTCGAGACGCAGGACGGCACGCTCTCACCCGAGATCTCCATCGGCCTGAAGGGTATGCGGATCCAGTCGATGGCTGGTTCGATGCGCGCCCGCAACCGCTACGCCGATGACGTCGGTACGGACAGCGACTCGTCGATCTTCAAAACCGATGCGCTTGACATGCCCAACATCTTCAAGCGCATGGAGGAAGAGCGCAAGAAGCAGGCCGACCGTATCACATCGTTCGATGACGATCTGGCCGCGATCATGTCCGTGATGGACGTTGTCCTCATGGAATAAATAGTCGATGCGAACACTCTCTGACTACATCAAGCATGTACAGGAACAGGAAGAAGTCCCCGTTCCCGTGCAGGAAGTGACCATCGAAGAAGCGGTGGTCGCGCCCGTGAGCCCCACCTTCACCCCGGCCACAACCGACGACATCCAGAAGATGCACGATGCTGGCATGGACCCACTGTACCTGACGCGCACGTACAAGGAAGCGCCGACGTCCGTGGTCCTACACGCCCTCGATACCGCACCACCCGCGCTCAAGAGCCACGCGCTGGTGCACAAGAACTGTCCCCCGAGCAAGCTGGTTGAAGCCGCCAAGGATCCGATCCACCAAGGCGCGGTGAGCATCAACCCCAAGACACCACCCGAAGTGCTGGAGCAACTGTCGAAGTCCGATTTCGAGCACGTCCTCATGAACGTGGCTGGCAACAAGAGCACACCCAAGCACGTCCTGCACGAAATGGCGCGCAAGTTCAAGGGTCACCAGATCGGTGAGACCGCCAAGAAGTTGATGGGGAAGAAGAAATGAACCTGTTCGAAGAACTTCAGGTTGGTGCCGACAAGAGCACGCTGCGCCTCGCACACACCAAGGAACCCGTCTTCATCGAGCATCGCGAAGGTGACAAGGTCGCGGGCTACTCGTGGCACCCGGTGCAGAAGCGCCTGCATCCACAGCTGGCAACATCATACGAGTTCGGTGTGCGCCATGTCGAAGGTACGTGGCCAACCGTGCAAGAAGCCCGCGACGAAGCCAACAAGCTGTACGAACGCGCCGCCCTTGCGAACTTCACCGACAAGATCCCGCACGTCGTCTCATCTGAGATCAAGCAGACCGAATCCGGTGAGCAGTACCAAGAGGTGCACTTCCTCGATCCCGACACCAAGGAACCGATCACGACTCACTACCAGCGCGTCGGCGGTGAGCATGGCGCATCGGTGAAGTACCACGACGTGCACGACGAGTACACGACATCACTCGATCCGGCCAAGGTCAAGGAATGCCGCGATGCCCACTGCCAAGTCGCCTACCCAGCCTACGAGACCGCCAAGGCGCTGCACGCTCTGAGTGGCGACAAGCCATACGCGATCAAGCTGCACGCCAACGACGCGCACAGCGTCTACAAGACGGCCAAAGATCCGGAAGAAGCGTCGGTCCTGCATGAGAAGACTCTCGTGGCCAAGCACAAGGACGCGATCATCAAGCGCCATTCACCGACTGCATTCGAAATGCATCGGCGCAAGGGTGGTGGGGTGATTCATTCATTCGTCGTCCCCGGACAGATCCATGAGATCGACGGTGGTCCGATGAACGTCGCTGACGGATCGCTCACCGCACCCAAATAATCCCGACTACCAAGGCGTCCCTTGGTTGATATCCGTTGACTCGGATCGACTGGTGCACGCCATTTCTGGATCGCTTCACCCTCTCGGGTGGGCTACGTGTTCCGGGTTGTCTGGTGCCCTCGGTCGGACTCGAACCGACACGCTTTCGCAGTAGATTCTGAATCTACCGTGTATACCAATTTCACCACGAGGGCGTATTCGTGGCGGTTCGTACGGGGCTCGAACCCGTGGCCTCTACCGTGACAGGGTAGCGATCTATCCGACTGATCTAACGAACCGGGACAAGTACTTAGGCATGAAAAAGCCGCCCGAAGGCGGCTCGTGAAGATTTTTCTTCGGGACTTAGTCGTCCTTCAGCAGGTCGCGGAAGAACGCGGTCTCGTCTTCCTCACCATCACCGCTTGGCTCGGGCTCGGCCTTGACGGGCTCGGCCTTCTTCGGCGGGGTCTTGGTTGCGACCTTGGTCACTGCGGCCTTCGGCTTCTCGGCAGCGGGCGGCGTGTCGTCGTCCATCTGTTCGAGGGCGCTGGGGCGCTTGGTCTCGCCGTCGCCGCCACCGGATGATGACGAGGAACCGGACAGGTTCAGCACCTTGACCAGTTGCTTTTGCAGCTCTTCGTAGGACTTGAACTGGTCGGGGGCCGTGAACTCGCTCAGCTTGTGGCAGGCGTTCAGGGCTTCTTCCATCTTGTCCTCATCGCCGTCGCACAGCGCGGTGATGTTGTCCTCGAACTTCGAGTCTTCGTAGTTCGGATACTTGTCCTTCATCTTGACCTTCAGGCGGAAGTTCGCGCCTTCGAAGGCATCGTACACGTACACCGGGGTCGGATCCTCGGTTGAGAACTCGTCCTTCTCGGGCTTGGCCTTCGCCTCGATCATGCCGTGGATCTGCGGGCCGTACTTGTACAGGAACACCTTGCCTTCGCACTCGGGCTTGGCCGGGTCGCGCACGACGTAGATGTTGCTGATGAAGGTGGTCTTGCGCTTGCGGTTGCGCACGGCGTCTTGCGCGATCTTCTGCGCAGTGCCGCTGAGCGTCAGCGATTCTTCCCACTTCTCATGGTTGTACTCACCGACCGGATCCTTCTGGCCGATGGTCGAGAGCGCGTTCTCGATGTACCACTTGCCAGTCGGCCCCTTGAAGGCGTAGCTGTACACGCGTGCCCACGGCAGTTCGTCGCCTTCGGCAGTCGGTGGCATGAAGCGGATGATTGCGGCCCCGTTCCCGTCCTTGTTGCGGGTAGGTTGCCAGAAGCGTTCGTCTTCCTTCTTCTCGAAGTTTCCACCCTTGCTTTCGAAGTCCTTGCTGACCTTCTCGAAGAGTGCTGAACGGTTCTTTTTGAGTGTGTCGAGTCGTCCCATGACTGATCCTTTCTTTTTCTTGTTATGGACTGGCGGGATTACCCCATGTACGTCCTGTTGCTGAATACCGATTGGGTGTCGGTATGGTATTTAGGGTGATTTTCAGGCGCTGATCACCGCAAGGACGTCTTCTTCCTTCACGAAGAGGAAGTCCTGACCGTCGAGCACGGTGCGCTGCGCGTTGCGGAAGACGACGGTATCGCCAGCCTTCAGCAGGGGGCCGTTTTCTGCCCAGTTGCCTGAGTAGTCGGGACCGACCGACACCACGTCACCCACGGTCTTTTCGTCCGCGAATTTCGATGGCATCACGAGGCCGAGTGAACCGACCGTGGTTTCCTTGGAGTGTTGCTTGAGCACGACCGTGCTTCCGAGTGCCTTGATTTCCATGTTCTTATTGTTCTTTCTTCAAGTGACTGACGATCTCTCGGTGCAAGTCAAATTGCTTGCCGCCGATCACGAACTTGTTCGCCTTCTTCATGCGAGTGACGAACTCGTCTGTGTTGTAGCCCCGAATCATATCGTAGATCGGGATGTAGCGTTGGATAATTATCAGCGATTCGTACTGAATTTTTCCCGACAGCAAATCACTGATTGCACGCGTTGCCATGTACTGTTGGAGCGAGTCCGAGTACATGTCGATGTGGTTCACGTCTTGCTGAAGGTTGTACGTGATCGACTCTTTGATCCGACGCCACTTCATGTAGTTTTCCTGCACGTACTCTTGCCCGTACAGGAAGTTCGCGTTGCCGTAGAGGAAGTTGGCAACGCACAGGTCGATGAAATCCTTCGGCTCTGGTGCGATGGCCACGAGGCCCTTGACCAGATACACGTCCTCGCGCGACATCACCTTGGACTGATTCCTGAACCTGCCCTTGTGATCGAACACGTCGTAGTTCGACGTGAAGTGCAGGCGAATCGCCATGTACAGCTTGAACGCCTTTTCGACCCCGAGTGTCATTCCCAGTCCCTCTTGCGTGCGCCCTTGTATACGGGCTCTGGCTTGTATGGTGGTGTTGCCACCAGATTCGCGAGGATGATCTTCCAGTTCTCGCGTGTGTTCAGGATCACCGGGCCTGCGTCGTTGTCGATGTCGCCTTTGCGCGGATCCACAGCGATCTTCTCCAGCACCTCACAGGGTACGGCTACGTTGCGACAGCCGTCGTTGTAGTAGCCATCCAGATGCGCCATGATGCGCTCGCGTGGATACCGACCAGCCCATGACAGTGGGTACGCATACCCGCAATCATCCGCACGCCACACCGTGATGTAGCGATTCTCACGCATGGTGTGGTGTACGCTGATGACGAAGCAGTCGGTCATTCTTCGAGTTGTTGTGCCGTCTCGCGCGGGAGTTTGTTTTCCTTGCGCACTTCCACTTCGATCTTGTCCTTCAGGGACTTCGAGATCATGCCCTTGATGTCGTCGGGCTCGATGTGGTTCGTTTCGCAGAATTCTAGCAACGTCTCGAAGATCGTTTGCTTCTTTTCATGCGCCAGCTTTTCGATGTGCTGCGAGAACTTGTTCGGGCTATCAAAGAATTCCATACTGCTGTTTCCTCTTTTTGTCGTGTGCACGGCAGTGATTCAGGATTGCTTGCCGTGCGTTGTCGATGGATCCCGTCGAAACCGAAGGGATCATGAACCCGGTGGATGCCACATGCTCGCGGCGCTTGACGTTGTCACGCTCGTAGTCGGTCACAGCCTTCTGGAACCACGAGAGCAGATCCTTCAGCGTGACTTCGAAGTCGTCGTACGTGGAGTCGATCATCAGATGCTCCACGTCGAGTATGTGCGCAGGCGTCTGCCGTGTTGGTCGTACGCGGCCACAGACATTTCCCCACCAGCGTTGAACTCGTTGACCGATTCGAACACGAAGCGTTCCTCGATCACGATCCCCATCAGCCGCATTTCGCGGTCGATCATTTCGTTGAGCATCCTGCTCATGAGCGACATGTTCACCAGTGTGTTGGGCTGGCCGTGGAAGGCTTTGTCTCGGATGAACCATATCGCTTGTTCGAGTAGTGAACCGTGGCCGAACGGGTTGTAGAAGAAGTCGTCGATGGTTGCGCCAGTCGGTGTGGTGAGTGCGCGCATACCACGTTCCAGATTTTGGATCTGCTGGCTCTCTTGCAGCAGACGCTTGTTCTGCTCCATGGTCACTGCGGGATCAGGTTCCTTGTATGTGACCAGTTCATTCGAGCTTGAAGCCCGCGAAGCGGTCCTTTCCGGATCCGCTGGCACCGTCACCACCTTCGCGCCGGGGGCCGAAAGGGCGTCGAGTTCTTCCGCCAGCTTCTGGCTCTTTGTCTTTCGCGTCATCTAGCTGTCCATTCTGTTCGACGCTATACAGCGTCATCTTCGGGAAATCGAATCCGACCACGAAGCGTGTGACCTTCTTGTCACCGAATCGCGTCTTGATCATCTTCATGATGATCTGGTTCAGATCGCGCAACTCTTCGTTGCTAATTAGCATCGCCGCCCAGTCGGCAGTCATGAAGATACCCATCGACTCGGCCAGATCCTTTTCACCCGGATCCGTGTTGTCATAGGCGTTGCGGTTCGTCTGGCAGGCCGACAGCACAAGGGCATCGCGTTCAACAGCCAGTGCACGCAACTCTTCGGCCACGCGCTTGTAGTACGTGTACGTGTTGATCGAGCCACCCAGCTTCAGAGTCGTCGAGGCTGTGATGCCAAGGTAGTCCACCACGATGATGTCGGGTTTGAAGCCTTCCTTCAATTCCCACTCATCGAGCATGAGGTTGAATTGCTGGACGCTCGCACCGTTGGGTGGGTATTCCTTGACCTTCAGGCGACCCGCAGTCTTCTCTTTGATCTTGTCGATCTTCTTCATGAAGATCTGCTTGGGCACGTCGCCCAGATCGTTCATGGCGATGCCGAAGCGGTTCGCGTCAATACGCTTGGTCCACTCTTCCTCGGACAGCTCCATGGTGAAGACCGCGACGTTCTTGCCTTGGCTGAGCCAATAGCCGACGTGCGCCGCCATGACGGCGGATTTACCCACGTTCGATGGTGCGACGTACAGGCACAGGGTCTTCTTCGGCAGACCGCCACCCGTCACGCGATCCAGAATGTCGATTCCGGTGGAGACCCGGTTCAGCTTCTGGTTGTAGTAGTCATACCGCGCTTCAGCATCATCGAAGTAATCGTGGCCGAGTTTGGTATCGAATGCGACCGCCAGCGCCTGCGACAGCAGTGTGGGGATGGCCCCCTTCTGGAGTGTCTTGTGCTCGCCGTCGATGACCTTCACCGACTCCATGATGGCGTTGAAGAGGGCCTTGTCCTGACAGAACTTCTCGGCTTCTTCGAGCAGCCATTCCGACTCGTACGAGTACTGGTCTGCGAATGCGTCTTTGAGAAGCGCCTGCCCCTCTTTGTATTCATCCTCGCTCAGTCCATCGAGAGATTCGAACTCAAGCAGGATGGAGTCCCGGCTTGGCTTCTTGTTGTACTTCTTGATGAAGCGATCCAGTAGTGCGAACACCACTTTTTCGCTCTCATTGGCGAAGTACTCTTCCTTCAGGTATGGTCCAGCGCGGCGGATGAAGTCTTCATCATTCGCCAGTGCCGACAGGATTACTTCCTCGATCCGCATATTCTTCTTGTTGTTCTTCGGGATCGTTGCCCCAGTCGCGAGCAATGATGTCTTGGATGATACAGCCTACCGTGTCGCGAAGTGCATCTTCTTTGACGGTCTCGTCAGGCAGATTCACGGGAAGCTTTTCCACCGTGAAGTTGAAGTTCATGCGGCACGTACCGTCGTCTTGCTCGGTGAACGAGATCTTCGGTGACGTGGTGAAGATGACACCACGGTACGGACCTGAATGGATGCGTACACCCATCCTGATTCCGATCTCACCTTCCATTTCCATCTTCTTCTCGACGAAGCTGTATTCGGTGCCATCGAACGCCACGCAGATCCGCGCCATTTCCTTTTCAGGCGGCGCGTCCCTGCGCTGGTTCAGCTTGATGGCGTCAGACAGGAACTTGAATAGGTTCACTTCTTCTTGGCCTTCTGCTTGCCCACCGCTGTCGTGGTGTCGATGGTGGGTTCTTCTCCCGCGTCACCTTCCTCGGTCAGGATCTGCGGGCCTTCATCAGCATCCGCTTCAGCCATCATTTCCTCGAAGGACTTCGGCGTCTCCAGCTGGTAGCG